TACACCAAAGAACCACCAAAGAACCACCAGCGGCTAGCGCCGCGAAAGGGGGGGTGGTTTCACCCTGGGATGGGATCGATCCGGAAGACGTAACCAAGATCCGGCGCTGGTGCCCGCGTGACACCGACACGTTGTGCGAAGCGCAGCGCCGCGTGACGTTGCGCAAGCTCGCCGACCTTGGCATCCGAGTCACCGACCACGCCAGGTGGTGGCGACGCCTGGGCGAGCGGTGGGGGCAGATCGGCGTCCCGCCGTACGACCAGTTGGCGCTGGAGCTTCAGTCGATTGGACCTGACGTGCGAGACCGTGTCTCGGTGCTTGCCTTTCGCGTTGGACTTGGGAGGGTGGCAGCATGACACGCATACCGCAGACGATTCGTGAACCGTGGGAGAGGGCGCTCAAGCGCGCCCAGCGCAGCATCTCGATCGGCACGATCCCCGTCGACGTGGTCGAGGAGCTGATTGCCATGGTCGTGGCGCAGCACGAGGAAGCCCGCCGGGAGGATCGCGAGTTCCGCGAGATCACCGGCTACCTCCTCAACCGCATCAGCGCCCTGGGCGGCGGGACGGACACGCGAGGCGCGTGGGCTGAACCACGAGGCCTCATGGTGAAGCATGGAATTCACACGGTGGTGGAGGACTCACAATGAAAGACGGAATGACGTTTCAGATCATTGACGAAGAAAATGCCTTGCTTGAGGATTCGCCCGCAAACGAGCGAATGCACAACAAGCACCGCATCAAGCTTGATATCGCCGACTACAAGCGATTGATGGAACAGGCACTGCGCGGGCAGGTTGATTTCATCATCAAGGAAGAAAACTACACCGACAAGATCAAGGTTTCGGTAGATCGAATGATCGAACTGGCCGTCAAGTCCGTTCACAATCGCATCGAAAAGATCGTGGCGGATGAAGTCGAAAGACTCGTCAAGGAGCGAGTGGCCGCAATGGTTCAAAGATTGGCGATTGGTGTTGAAGTCAATGTCGAGGACTCGCAATGATCGATCCGAGTGGCGTCGGCGCGGGTGCCCGTGGTCGTTCCACGGGCGCCCGAAGCCGCCGTAAAGGCGCTGTAGGCGAAGCGGAGGCTGCGGCGGCTCTCGGGGCCGTCCTGGGCAAGCCGTGGCGCAGGACGGCCCAGCGGTGGGGCAAAGCGAAAGCCGACATCGAGCCCTGCGACGGGGGCGTGGGCGTCCATGTCGAGGTGAAGCGTGTTGCTTCACTGCTGAAGCGATGGTCGTGCGCGGTGCAAGAGCACCCGCTGATCCTTGGCGGGGAGTTGTACTGCTGCTCCATCGAGAACCTGGTGCTCATGCTCGACCAGGTGGAGATCCCACGCATCTGTGCCAAGAGCTCGACCGTGATGCGCTACATGGCGCAAGCCGTGCGCGACGCCGAGGATGGCCTCGTTCCCATGGTCATGTGCCGAATGGATCACGGGCCTTGGCTAGTGTGCTGGCGCTACGACGATGATGACCGGCTGACTGCTGCTCTACGGGAGGCCATGAAGTGAAACGCTTCCGGTACCAGGGTGGGCTGGGCAAGGCCATGAGCATGGTCAACACCGTGCGGTCGCGTGGTGGCGCATGGACCCGCAAGGCCAAGCAGCACAAGGCCATCGAGATCCAATGCCGCAAATGTGGCAGCATTGTCGGCCTGGAGTGCGATCACATCGTGCCGCTGCATCGTGGTGGAACTAACGACGCATCGAACTTGCAATCGTTGTGCCACGATTGCCATGCTGCGAAGACCGCTGCGGAAGCTGCTGAACCTCGGACCAAAATTTGACTTTGAGTGCCCTAGGCCCTAAAAAGTTGTGAGAAACCGAACTAGCAAAAACTTTTTTCAAACGCCCCCCCCTTCAGGGTCGAGGGAGGGGGGGTCTACGGGGCACCGCCTATTTGGGGACTCTTTAACAGACGCCCGGCGTAAGCATCGACGCAAGCCGCCTTTATGCGCCGAGCAAGCGGACGCCTACGCCCGTGGGGTCGTCGATGGGACGCTCGTTGCGAACGCCCGGGTGCGTGATTCGTGCCGCCGGTACCTCGCCGAGCGCCTCGATCCCGCGGCGGCGTCCGTCTGGTGGGACGAGCCTCTGGCCGACAGCGCCCGGGACTTTGCCCTGAAGTGCGGGCAGGGCGCGGAGGCTGGGGCAGGGGAGCCGCTCGTCTGGTTGCCCTGGCAATGCCTGGTCGCCATGATCCTCCTCGCCAGGCGGCGGGTGGTGAACGGCACCAAGACGGATACCCCCGCCACGAAGGCGCTGCTGCTGGTTGTGTCACGCGGCGCGGGGAAGACCGAGTTCGCGGCGTCGATGATCATGGCCGCGATGCGCGACCCGGAAACGCGCCTTGAGTTCGCGTCGGTCGCTCCGGACGGTCGCCTTGCGCAGAAGACCTTTGAGCGAATGCAGACGATGAGCCAGACGCTCGACGCCAAGGAATGGAAGGCGACCGGCGGCAGCACCCCGGCGCACCCCGGCAAGGTGAAGCACGGCGGCAACCGGTACATCTCGCTCCCCTGCACGGACAAGGCGCTCGACGGTCTGACGACCCGCCTGGTCGTAGCCGACGAGGTGGCTCGCATGGAGTCTGCGTTCGGTCGCCTCCTCACCGGCTTGGCGAAATTCGCGACCAGCCAGACGCTGCTCATCACGACGCCCGACCCGGAGCAGAAGACGAGGCCCATCTGGGGCTACTGGGACGCTTGCGAGCGGGCAATCAACGACGGCACGCCCTATCCGCCAGGCTGGTGGCCGCTGCTCTACGGGCTCGACCAGGACGATCAAGCCGCCGACCCGAAGGCGTGGCCCAAGGCGAACCCGTCGCTCGGCGTGATCGTCGACCCGGCGCAGCTAGAACTGGCTGCAAGGACCATGCTGGAGAGCGGCGACCCGGCGCAGATCGCCGAGTTTGAGACGCAGCTCGCGTGCCGCTACCACGAACTGGCGACCACCGACGTGGACCTTGGGGTACTTGAGCGGCAGATGCAGAAGACCGACTGGGACCGCCTCGCCGGTGCGCCCGCCGTGATCGGCATCGACCTGTCGCGGGGCGGCTACGGGGCGCAGCTCGACCTGACTTCGATCTGCCTGATGGTCGTCGACGGCAACGTGATCCGCGCCCGAAACATCTCCTGGTGGGCCGGGACGGACATCCAACTCGACGAGCGGCGCTGCAAGAACCCGCTGGGCGCGTGGGTGGAGCAGGGTTTCCTGCGCCGGATGCCTGGCGAATGGCACGACATGGCCGTCGTAGAAGCCGAAATCGAGGCGCTCATGTCCCGATACGACGTGCGAAAGATCGGCGTCGACCCGCACCCAGCCCAGGCACGCGACATCAAACGGTGGGCAGACCGTGGCTGGCCGATCATTCCGGTCGACCAATCGATCCGCACGATGGCGCCCGCGTGGAAGTTGTGGGGCGACTTGCTCAAATCGAAGCAACTCATCTACGAGCCGGACCCCGTGCTCCGCTCGGCGCTGAACGCCGTGCGTCTGATCCGCGACAACGTCGGCAACACGCGCCCGGTGAAGGGCCGAAGCAACGGCAACACCGATGCGGTGGTCGCTGGCAACATGGCGGCGCTGCTGATGGAACACCACCAGGTGCGTGAAGCAACTGGTCTCTCGACATCGTCGTGTCCAATTGGATAGACACGGTTACAGGAATTCCGGGTTGACGTTTCCGGGCAGAGTTGTTCCATCTGCTCCGTGGGCATCTTTGCACGATTCTTCGGCTTCAAGTCCGGCGTCGCGATCTACACGCGACCCGAGCCGATTGTCGCGTCGCCCGCTGACGCGATCCCCGCCGTCGTTCGTGCAACCAACCTGATCTCTGCGGATATCGCTCGCCTTCCCGTGTCGGTCTACGACAGCGAAGGCCAGGAGATCGAAGGCCATCCGGTCGAGATGCTGCTCAACCGCGACGCGAGCCGCTGGCAGTCCGGCTACGAGTTCCGCCGCTACACGACCTCCGTCGCGCTGACGCACGGCAACGGAATCGCGCTGATCCGACGCGGAAGCGACGGCGAGATCGCCGAGCTCCAGCCGGTGCCCGCCGACGCGATGAGCGGCGAAATCACCGAGGAAGGCGTCCAGTACCGGATCGGAAGCCTGGTGATGAATGCCGATCAGGTGCTGCATATTGGTGCATATCCGGACCACCTGAACCCGTGCTGGTACCGCTCGCCGCTCGACGTGGCTCGCCACGCAATGCAGCTCGCTGCCGATGAGAACGGCGCCCACGCCTCGCTTGTGCGCACCGGCTCGATGGGCAAGGTCGCGATCTCGCACCCGGGCGCCATGTCCGATCAGACCGTTCAGGCAATCCGCGACGCATGGAACACCATGCACGCGACTGCCGATGGCGCCAGCCGACCGCTGATCCTGCGCGAGGGAATGAAGGCCGAGAAGATCTCCCAGGAGACCAGCGGCACGATGCTTGAATCCCGGCGCTTCAGCGTCCAGGAGATCGCCCGTGCGTTTGGCGTTCCGCCGGAGATGCTGTTCCAGCAGGGCGGCGGCGCCCTTGTCAGCCAAAGCGAAGTCGCCCGCGCATACGCGGACGGCGCGATCGCGGCGTGGGCTTCCGCGTGGGAGTCGGAGCTCACGCGGAAGCTCTGCCGCCCCGGCGAGTTCGTCCGGATCGACACGACGGCAATCGTGCGCGGAAACCTCCGCGACGCGGGCATGGCGTTTTCGAAGCTCGTCCTGGCTGGCGTCATGTCGCCGAACGACGCTCGCCACTACCTCGGCCTGGCTCCGGTGGCCGGCTTGGACACGCCGACGGTCTCGATGCCCGGCGGCGCCAGCGCAGCGGCTGGCCCTGACAACGTGGGAGATGAAAATGCTTGAGCTTCGCACCGCGACCTTCGAGCGCAGCGGCAACAAGCTTGCCGGTTATGCCAGCGTCTACAACGCGCCGAGCCTTCCGCTCACGGTGCGCGGCGTCAACAACGGCAAGCCGTTCGTCGAGCGCGTCGCGCCCGGCGCGTTTGACCGCTCGCTCGCTGCCAATGTCTCGCTGCTGATTGGGCACGATCGGCGCGAGCTCCTCGCCAACACCAAGAGCGGGCTGCTCCAGCTCCGCTCCGACTCCAAGGGCCTCGCGTTCGAGGTCGATCTGCCGGACACGCAGAAGGCCAAGGACGTTCGCGCCCTGGTCGAGGCTGGCGTGCTCTCGGAGATGTCGTTCGGTTTCTTCGTCCGCTCCGACTCCTGGATGGGCTCGGAACGCACCCTCACGGAGGTGGATCTCCGCGAGGTTTCCATTGTCGAAAACGGCGCTTATCCGCAGACCAGCGCCGAGGCTCGCACTCATTCGCCGAGCCTTGCTCGGTTGCGTCTGCGATTGAGGACCCTCACGTGAAGCAGCAGGAAATCATTGAGCGCCGCAAGGCCATCGAGACCGAAGTCAATTCCATTCTCGCCTCTGACCAGATCAGCGCCGAGGCCGAGGCCCGCGCCGACGAGCTGCTGAACGAGCTCAAGGACCTGAACGAGAAGCGAAGCGCCGCTGCGCTCCGCGAGCGTTTCGCGTCCCACGCGATCACGCAGAAGGTCGTCGCCGAGAAGCGCGAGCAGACCGAGGAGTGGCGCTCCAGCGGCGAGTACCGCGAGCAGTTCCTCGGCTGGCTGAAGGGTGGCCGTGCGCCCGAGCAGCGCGAGCTCAAGACCGATGCGAACTCCAACATCCTCATCCCCAAGCTGTACGAGGACGGGATCCTGAAGTACATGATGGCGCAGAGCGTCATCCGCAACTTGGCGGACCTCCGCACCGGCGTCCAGGGCTACGCGACCCTCCGCTACAACACCCTCGGCACCAACTCCTACACCTCGGCCTGGACCCAGCCGGACACCGGCACGACCGCCCGCACCAGCATCGACCCCGATTTCGCCGAGGTCGCGTTGGCTCCGGTGCCGTGCCTGCCCTACACGCAGGTGTCGCAGCAGCTCATGCGCCAGGCAAACTTCGATGTCGAGGCGGAGGTGATGGACAACCTCCAGCGCCAGCTCTCGAAGAACCTCGAATGGGGCTATATCGGCGGCACCGGCACGAACTCGCCGACTGGCATCTTCACGGTAAACGCCAACGTGAACATCGTGACCGCGACCTCGGCTAGCACGCTGCGTCCTGCCGCGATCACGGCTGGTGCGACGCTTGCCAAGCTGCGTGAAATGCGCTACGAGAAGCTGCCCGCTGCGTACTGGGGCTCCTCGGCGTGGATCATCCCGCAGGACGTGTACGCGACCATTTCTACGCTGGCGGTCAACAACGTGCCGCTCTTCATCCCGAGCGCGGACGCTGTCGGCCAGGCTGGCGCTGGCTTCACCCTGATGGGTCTCCCGGTCTACGTGACCGAGTACCTCCCGGCGCACATCGCCACCGGCAGCACGGGCAAGAACTGCCTGGCCGTGCTCGGCAACATCTCGGACGGCTTCGCCATCCGCGAGTGGGGCGGCATCGGCATGATCCGCGACGAGATCACGGCGATGTCCTCGGCCCGCGTGATCTTCCAGGGCATGATGTTCGCCAACAGCGACTTCACCCGCGTCAAGTCGCTGGTGCAGCTCCAGGTCACGAACGCCGCATCCTGATCCTCATCCTCTCATCGGCACAGGTGGCGCTCCTTCGGGGGCGCCACCTGGCTGCGAGGTAGTACGTGCCGATCGACCTTTCCAAGTTCCGCAACTGGGCCCGGCTCTCCTCCAACGAGGACGATCCGGCCATCCAAATTGCGTGGGAAGCGGCGAAGCGCGAGCTGGAGGAGCGCACCGGCTGGTGCGTCGATCCGGTTACGCGAACGCAGTACGTGGCGTCGGAGCCGACGAACGACCAGCTGCTGGTGCGCCTGGAGCGCCAGCCGGTGACGGCGGTGACGTACCTGGACGATGACGGCGCAACCGGCTCCGCGACGCTGGTGACCATCAACGGGATCCAGTACGCGACCATGGCGGACTCGCTGGCCTACCCGGTCGTGCTGACGGTGACCGCTGGTACGAACACCCTCAACCCGCTACTGGAGATGGCAATCCTCCAGCGCGTGACGCAGCACGTGGCAAGCCGCGGAGATGACACGGTGGCGCTCCCAAGCGACTACTGGGACAGGGTGTCCAGCATGATGGGGAAGGGCATTGGCTGATGCCTGGGCACGTCCCATCCGGAATGCTGCGCCTCGCCATGACGGCGCAGAACCCCGTCCGCACGGTCGATGACTTCGGCCAGGCGTCGGAGTCCTGGGTGAATGTCGCGGTCTTGCATTGCCACATTGAGGTGGCGTCGACAAGTGAGACGATGGACGATCGAGGCCCGGCGGTCCGCACGGATTGGCGCATCCTCGCTAGCTTCCATCCGTCGGTAAACACCCGTAGCCGGCTGCTATGGAACGACCGTGGCACCGAGCGCACGTTCAACGTGCGGGCCTGTTGGGACCGCGAC